GGCGTGACCTTGCCGCTGGACTCGTAAATCAGCCCAAAACCCTGTTGCCAATTGCCGGCTCCACCTTTGAGATACTTGGCGTCCTTGAAATTCATCAGGTTTCCGACCTCAAAGCCCCAGAGAATACCCCCTAAAACGCCCCCAGAAGCCATTGTGAGCCCCGAAAGTCCAGCCCTATGGGTATGACCGCAGACCACCGATTTTCCATGCCTTAGAGCCAATCCTAAGGCTGTTTGACCACCCTTCTGGGATACCTGCCCCTCATCCCCATGCAGCACGATCCAACCTTTAGCGATGGGCATCGGGTCGCGGTGGAACTTGATGCCTAGCTCCGGAAGCCCTAGCCAATTTTCGAACTGCAACTCGGGCAAGGCGGCAAGAGCCGGAAGCCTGGTTTTGATGGAGTTATAGAGCCGGTCGGTGTGATTCGAGCGCACCATATCGGTCACTCGAAGGTCGAAAAGAACCTCCTGAGTAATCCGGCGGTCGCGATCGAGTGTGCCAGCGAATTCCCCTGCCAAGCCACGTTCCCATCGGGAGAGCTGAGGGAGGTCAATTTCATCGCCGACGGTGGCGACTCGGTCGGGTTTCCATCGCTTGATGAATGCTGCGACATTTCGGACGGCTTTTGAGTCATGATAAGGAACCTGCAAATCGCTAATAACGACTGTGCGCCTAATAATCTTCTTCTTCCTCGTCGTCATCGTCGTCGATCGGCTTCGGAGCACCGATTACCCATTCGGGTAATTGCTGGTCGCATAACCAGCCCTGAACGGTTGCGTCATCGAAACCAGCTCGCTTCATGGACTCAGCGATTTCGTAAAGGCTGATAGCCCAAAGATCGAGGGCGGTGATGGGTTTGGTTCGCTTAGCGGCTCGTTCTTTTGCGCGCAGGCTTGCGAGCTTTTGCGCCTTTGTCTTTCTTTGAGCCATGCGAACCCCTTTCGGTCATAATGGTCGCATAGATGTCTGACTGACGTTCGGTCAACACGCCGATCTCAGCTTCGATGCGATCCATCCGTTGAAATAGCTGACTGCCAATTTCCAGGACGAATTGCCGAACCGTCCATCGTAACGCTGCAATAAAGCCGGTCAGAATCGCCATCACGCCAGCGATCAACGCGACCCATTCCTGGGAGCTCACTTTTTATATGGCTTCGCGTATCCAAAGACACCGGAAACGACCGCCCAAAGGATCGCTCGGTAGTCGAGCTCGAAGTTAGTCGCTGCCCAGGCTGCGAGGAACGCACCTGCGGCGAGGAATATCGGATGCTTCATATAGTCGGTCACGGTTATCCAATCAAAGGAATATCAAAGAATGATCCGTCTCGATCACCCTTTGCGCTGAATGAGACATGGATATGGGAGTGATGAGGGTTTACACCCTTAAACGGTCGCCATTTCCATAACCCGATTCCCGAGGCAATCTTTCCAGCATGAATCACATATTTTATCCGCTTATCTTTGCGAGCATGACGCCGGATTTGGTCTGCGAGGTAAAGCGACGTATTCGTATCGTCTAGGTTCGCATCGATGTCTAGAGCTCGAACGACTCCGTTTCTTCGAGGAGCGTGATCAGACTTCGAATCGTGGCGAGCATCAGCAATCCAGCCGTCAGAACGACGGTCACGACCAGGAAAAGAATCGTCAATTTGTTCACGCATCTGCCTTCCTGCACGGCATAGCCAAGGAGTCATGAATCACAACCCCAAAGCTGCAAGATCCTCAACGGTCAAGCCCAATGCGGCTAATTTTGATTGTGCTGCGGATTTTGCGTCCAATTTTGCTTGTTCTCTTGATGCGATGATTTGTTGAACTTCAGACCACAATCCGTCCAAAACTTTCTTTGATGGTTTTGGCGTATCAGATAACCAGACCAGACCTTCATAATCATCACCATAGAGCGTCCATTCTGCTCCTGGGTACTTTTCGATTAGTATTTTTGTGTAATCGATCATCATGCACCTATTTCCATCGCGATAATTGTTGCAACACCACGCGGCTGATGTGACGCGTCTTGGTCGAAGCCTGTTCTATTGACGTAAACCACGCGAGCCGCATTGAGAGCAATGAAGCGAACTTTATATGTAGTGGCAGAAGTCGTAGCCGGCGAATCGAGATAATTCCACACCGCGTCATACATTGAAAAATTGATATTGACTTGCGCGCCAGCGAGGTGCAAATAGCCAGCGTAACGGCTGCCAGGACTTGTCGGCGACACCAAATTAGTCGTACTTCTGAATAAAGAGAAACCGCCGCCGTTATCACCGTCGGTGACTGCGGCTGGAACTGAGGAAAGAATCAAAATCTTGCTGGTCGTTGCGCTTGGTGTAATCGTGACTTCCAGACCGGTATCAGTAAAACTTGTGCTGGATGTTGATGCCGTTGTTGCGAGTGTTCCTTGAACCACTTGCAAGACTTTTCCGCCTGCTGGCGCAGCCCATTTCAAACCGGTTGAAGTCGTTGAATCAGCAGTCAAAACGTGACCATTGGTTCCCACGGCCAGACGCGCCGGCGTATCGGCTGCCGTTGCCGAAATCAGGTCGCCTTTTGCGTCAAGAATGGTCAAGGGATCTACTGCCGTCCAACTGAAATCCATGTCGGTGTTTGAAGCCTTGGTCAAAACTTGCCCAGTCGTCCCGCCTTTGAGATCGACTAACGATGTGTCGATTGCCGAGCCGAGTGTTCGAATCGCTAAAGCACCGTCTTTCACCAAATCGGTGTTATCGGGTGTTTCCCACCCAAAATTGGTTGTGTTTGCCACTAGCTAATCACTCCTGTCGCGTTTTGCCATGTAAGTGTACCATCCACCGCCACCCATGTTAGGGAGGGGGTCACCTGATCCCAATCCTGTCCAATTGCCCAAAATTCCGTCGGACTTAGCGTGAGACTGATTGAAAGACCCGAAAGCGTCGAACGAAACGTCCATCCTTCGACATAACCCACGAATGAACCGCCGTTGATATTCGCTGGCAGGTTTGAGATTGCCACCGGCATACCCATAAACACGTTCAAAAGACTGTTTCGGTTCGCGTCGCTTAGTTCGGGATTCTGGAGCGCATAAGTAATTGAGTCGAACTTGGATCGTGGCGTGGATCGGAAACTGACGAAACGTTCGGCAACCGCCTGAGCGTCTGAATCGTCATCAATCAACGAATTGATCGTCCTGGCATAAAGCCCATAGGTGTCGATCGAATTCTGGTCAATATAGGTGTAAGACGTGCCAAAATTGTTTTTGTAATTGATGACCAGGTCATTCACTAGATCACCTTGGCGCGTCGTAGAACGTATGCCGTCAGCAAGGGCGTCATTGGCGTCGAGGTTGACGTAGCCATTGGCAATTAGGTAATCCTGGCGATGGCTTGCGTCTCCATAAGAAATGCGACCCGACGCATCTTCGTAAAGGTAGCCAATACCCGAATTAGCAATATCCGAGACGATGGAGTAAGTGTTGACCGGTGATGCGCTTCGAGCGATCATTTCGTATTCGCCGGTATCGATCTCGCCTACACCTGGCTGCTCAGCGTTCGCCCAGGTTGTCGTCGGTTCGTAATCTGCCCACGTTAGAGCTGGCGGAACTTCGTTCCAACTACCGGCAAAAAGATCCGCCAGAATAATAGCTATCTGTTCGCCATCAAGGGCTTTGCTCAGCGATCCTTCCCAGACGGCATTTTGAAGCTTTGCCAGGGCTCCGAGAGCATAAATGTCCAAGACCGTGACCGTTGAAGCCGAACCGGATCGCTCCACTCCTACGCTGATGTCTGAAATGCGACCGCCAAAGATGGAAACGAATGTGCCGGTGGTATCTCTCACTTCAATGAGGATGGAAGTATTCACACCCCAGGAATAGACCTGATTTGTGAGATTGAGAATGCGAATCGCCGCATATCCAGCTTGCGCCTGAGCATTGACGTCAGTTCGACCGGACGTGATTGAGAATCCCACCAGCGTGATGCCGGTGATTACGTCGCCGTTAGCCTTGATACGGTATTCGGGAGTCCAGGCGGTCACGTTACGAGGACACCGCCTAAGAAGCCACCGCCGCCACCTGTGCCACGCGATGCGGATTCGGTAAGGACTCGGGCAATTTGGCGAGCGGTTGATTCTGAGTCGATGGCTCCGTTCACCGTGATGTTATTGGTTACCGGCGCGACTGCCGAAGCCGCCGGCGCGCTCGCGGTTGGAACCCCACGCTCGATGGCGCGGATGGATGGCGCGGATGGTGCTACCGCACCGCCTGACGGTGCTGCGATGGTTGGAATGTTCGGAAGTAGCGGAACCGCGTTGTAAGCCTTGATGAGGGCATTTATGCCGATGATG